CCCCCCTCTTCCTTAGCGATCGGAGGTACCATGTGGAAAAAGTCTCTGCTTCTCTTGTCCATTGAAGTTCTCTCTTGGGGCTTCTCGTGTTTACGCGAGTGGCTTTCGAAAGAGAACCCGTTGGCAAGACCGGCTGAACCTGATCCGAAAGTGGTCGACCCGATCGACGTCCTGTGGCACCATGACCCTGACAAGGCCATCGTGCTCCCCTCACGTAATGTGAGGGGTGGTGTCGAACTGAGTCTCAACTCGGTTTGGCTCCTCTATCTCGCGTGGAAGAAAGGGGATCGATCTCTCTGTGACAGCTTCGGAATCGCTCCCGAAGATGTCCAACAGGCCCTTCGCAACGAAGGTGTCCTCTCCCGACCTGGGGGAGGTGAGCTGAGCTCACCTGTTACACCATGAGCAATGTGGAATGGTCAGTACCCATCTCCGGATACGGCCCCGCCAGAAACCGGGAACACTACCATAACATCAGCGAAGGAAGTGCTCGCAACGGAAAAGGTCAGTTGATCCTCTCGGATCACAACCATCTGTTCGATCACTCCCGCGTTGTCAGTTATGCTGGCCCTGATAACTGGCGAGGCTGCCAAGGAGCTGAGACAGCCAACCACTACCTTGCAACGACTTCGGACATAAATGATTTGTATGCCCGGGTCCAAGGTAAGCTTCGTGGAGGTGGCGCCAGCTTGGGCGTCACCCTGGCCTCTATGGGCCAGTCTATGGAAATGATTTCAAATCGTTTCCTTGATGTTAACAACATCATGCAAGTGGCTCTCCGGAGACGTCGGAATGTACAACCTATCCGACGTAACCGCGGGGCGAGGGCGCGTATGCTTGCAGACGACGTCCTTGAGGTTCAATTCGGCTGGAAGCCTTTCATTGATGATATCTTCAATGCTTTGAACGTTATGACTTCAAATCATTCAAGTCCCATCCGTGTTGGAGCAACCAAGCAGATTTCGAACCCCTACCCCGATACCGTTTCTACGGGAGAGCCGTCCGGGAGAATATCCTGGACTGGTAAAGCTAGGATCCGGGTAGTAGCCACCTATACGGTGACGAATCCTAACCTCTGGCTTGCCAACCGATTGGGTCTTGTCAACCCTTTCCAAGTTGCGTGGGACCGAGTCCCATGGAGCTGGGTTGTCAATATGTTCGTGAACACAAACCAGCTCATCGGATCCTTGACGGACGAGATGGGCTTGGAGCGGCTCTCGGGCAGCTTGACAACCTCCTCTGTTCTCTTGCGTGAACAGACGATTAAGTATTCCCTCGCCCCGTATGCGGGCTGGACCTACCGGGCCAGCACGCTTACAAAGCACAGGAATAGGACTGGGCTAAACACCTTTACGCCCAGCCTTCAGTTCAGAGTTCCCGATCTTGGGTTAGGCCTCGCAGTGACTGCTTCGGCGCTCGCTGTTCAGCGTTCCCAACGATTGGCTTCTGTCTGGTAGGATCATTAAGGTCTATTTCTCAAGGAAACATCCCAAATGCCCACAGCTGCAACTTTCACCCTAAACAATGCTTCGGCCGTGGCCAAAACCTTCACGCTCCTCTCTCCCTCCGCCGGTTACGGCGGCGTGGCTGAGTGGAATCTGAAGGAAGGCACCATCCAAGGCGTGTTCCCTAAGGTGACCACCAGTGCCCGCATTTCCGGCAACCAGTCCCGGGTCATGCAGGGGAAGCTCCGCGTGCCGTCATCCTATACGGATACGGTCACCGGGCTGACGCGAGTCGGCTCGGCTGCGGAGTTCAACTTCACCAGCTCGATCCCGGACGACTTTCCGGAAGCGCTCAAAGCCGATTACGCAGCGTACGCCAAGAATCTGGTGGCGCAAGCGATCGTCAATGAGCAGCTGAAGGACGGTACCCCGGCGACCTAAGGTCACCGGATCCGGCTTTCGCTTTGGAGGATTCGCACCCTCCTCAACCTTCAGCAACGGAGCTCTAAGTGGATAACCAAGTTATCAAACTTGTTCACGCACTATGCGTGAACGCGGGTAGCCCTCGCGCGCAGGCAGTAGCAATGCTGCTTTCCGCGGGGGAGTTCGCTCAACTTCAAAAGTTGAGAGTCAGACCTCAGGACTATTCCAGCTCAGAGGAGTACTGGCGTGATGCTGTCGTAACAGACATCCTGCGCAAGTGCGACCTTGAAACGGCTGTAGACCGTGAGGCGGCGGCGGTAGCCACCTTTGTTGCTTGCGAGCAACAGAACGCTATCTCCAATGTTCGACTGAGTCGCTACCTCGATGAATCCCTTCTTCTCGAAGGACCATCGGACCTAGCCGTGTATGATTTCATCGGTCATATGCGTAAAGATATTCAGAAGACACTGGGTGCCTTACCGGAACATCTGACCCCACGCTTTAGTGGTGGAGCCACGTACGCCGATACAGGGAAGTTGACCACAATCCCGGACAAGATGTCCAGTACCCCCCAGGTCACTAAGGGGGCTAGGGTTCTCCTACCTCATTGGTATGAGACATCCTGGTCCAAGGCGCTAGTAGAATCGCGCCCTCACCAAAGTGACCCCCTTACTGTCCGAGGCAATATCTTCTTCACGGTGCCCAAAGATGGAACTAAGTTCCGTGGGTGCTGTAAGGAAGCGAGCATCAATGTCTCTCTCCAACTTGACGTTGGGAGGATCATGAAGTCTCGTTTGCGTAGGATAGGGATCGATCTTAAGGAGGGGCAGTCCATACATAGAGCTCTTGCACAAAGAGCCTCCGTTGACGGATCGCTCGCTACGATCGATATGAGCAATGCTAGCGACACTTTGTGTCGTGTCTTACCCAAGCTCGTTCTACCGAGTCTTTGGTTCGAATTGCTCGACTCACTTCGCGCCACCCATACTCTCCTCAGGAGAAGTGGGCTTGGGTCAGAAAAGTCGACCGGATGGTTCAGACTGGAAAAATTCTCCTCTATGGGGAACGGTTTCACGTTTGAGCTTGAGACGTTGATTTTCTCTGCTCTCGCGCGTGCCGTTGTAAGCCTAAAGGGGGGTGACCCCTCGAAGGTGAAGTGCTATGGGGACGACCTCATAGTACCTTCCGCCGACTACAGTGATGTAGTTGCCGGATTGCGGATGTTCGGGTTCACCCCGAACATGGAGAAGACCTTCGCTGAAGGTCCCTTCCGTGAGAGCTGTGGAGGGGACTTCTGGGGCGGTGTGCCTGTGAGGGCTCACTATCTCGAAGTCCTTCCTGATGAACCACAGCATTGGATTAGCTTGGCGAACGGCTTGCGCAGAGTGGCCTTGGCCCCAAACAATCCCAAACTGGCGAAAGCCAGGTGGGATTTCGTAAGGAAGTCGTGGTTTCTCGCGCTTGACCAAATACCAAGCGATATCCGAAGGTGTCGCGGTCCAGTATCCCTCGGTGATATCGTCATCCATGACGACTACGAGACCTGGAGTCACATAGACCCGCGTACTGTTAAGGGCCACGATCCTTCGTGGGACCAACAGTACATACGGGCTTATGTTCCCGTGCCCAGTGTTCTACCATGGAACAACTGGTTACCTTCTGTGCAGTTAGCGAGCTGCACACTCGGCCTACCGAGCCAAGGTATCACCCCTAGAGGTGGTATCTCGGGTTATCGGATTGGAAAGGTCCCCTCCCGGGTTCTTTCCTCATGGCTGCCGAGCTAACCCTTTGGGTTAGACTGGGT